CAAAGTATGGCGCGGTTAATAAAGTAGCGCCTGTCCGATCAGAATAGATCGGAGCTGCCACGCCGGTGTTTTCATTGATGACCGTGTACTCAGCGCCAGGGATAACATCCCCGGAATCTGTTACGGCGACTCGTTGGTAGATTGGTAAACTCATATGATTGCGCCTCTAATGTCGCCGGTTATTAAATAGGTTACTGTATTTCCATTCGTGTTTATTGCTGCGCCTGCCGCGCCTGCGGTTGCGCCGTTTTCTTCATTAGCTTCCAAATTGTAGCTATCATTTGGCAAAGATACTATTTGCGAAATTGCATAGCCATCACCGCCAACTTGGCCGGATTGCCCAAGGTCTCCACCATGTCCCACACCAGAAGTGCTATTCGGGCTTTTTGCAAAAACGTTTATTCTTGGCGTTGATGCCGGGTAGTCCAAGGCTTTGTAGCTATTTTGAAAGGCTATAGGTTTGTCACGACCGCCGTCTAAAATACCGCCATCTTTAGCAGCTCCTGGCAATGTAATAGGGCCAAGAAATAAAGCAGGATCGTCGTACCTTTCTTCTGTTCTAATAAAGAACTGATCGGTAATTATCCGATAGGAATAAGCGTCTTGCGTCCCTGCTGTGCCGCCAACGCCGCCAGGAAATCCAGCGCCGCCGCCGCCGCCATTGCCACCAATTGCCGCCAATGCTGCTCCATAGCTATTATAAACTGGGTCAAATGTAAGTGCCGCCGCCGCCGCACCTGCTCCACCTGCACCGCCGCCGCCGCCACCAATAATGCCATTATTAGTTATATTCATTGGGTGCAATATTTCCAGCGCCGTTCCGCCTGCGGTGCCTCCTGTTGGCGATGTTGTAGTTTTTGCGCTTATGTTATAAACAGTGATTGGAGGCAAACCAATAAAGGGCGAATATGTATACTTGGAACGGTACGCAAGAGCCGACCCACCACTGCCGCCATTCCCGCCAGGGCCTAGAATCTTAGCACCAGGCTGAACGTATAAGTTTATTATCGCACCCGCTGGCCAACCACTGCCGGTAGTCATTGAACCAAGAGTAAAATTCTCAGATACAAAAACATTAACTACCGTCGCCGCAATTGGTGCTCCGCCTATCTCCGCAACCGCTCTGTCATATATATTGTAACCAATATAATTAGGCGTTGGAAAAAGATTAACCACATTTTGCTCGGGTGGAATTATCTCAGTAAATGTAACCTCTTCCGCGTTGACCGTTATTGTCGAATCGCCAGGGTTCACCGATGTAACCTGAACCGGCAATGATTGTTGCGCCCCGGTAAAGTCTTGAACGTATAAATTTTTAAGATTATATGAACCCGAAAGCTCAGGCATTAAACTAATAGAGTCGCGCAGTATTTTAAAGCCTAGTTTTCTTGGCGGCGTTGAATATCTTTGCAATATTAGGTTAGCAACAAATGTCGCAGAGTCTCGCAGATCACCATCAATCCACCGGCTGTAGATGTTCTTATAAGCTGGCGTATTATTAAAAAATGCCTCAGATTCTAAATCAATATTTAACAGGCTTGACGAATAATTCCGCTCATCCGTTAAATTTAACAGCGGGTTAATTTGGCCATAATTTACAATGACGCGGCTAACCCTTTTTGAAAGCTGGTCAGCAATATTAAAAGAACCTTGCAGATAATTTGACTCGTTAAATTCAAACGCCGACGAGTCAGGCTTGCTTAATACTGACCACCTAATTAATGATGCCGAACTATCCCACCACATGTTTGAACCAGTCTGTTCTAATATTTCATTTATTAAACTATTAATTGGTGTCGGCTCTGCAATCACCGTGCTATATGATTTTCCTAAATAGATATTAGACTCAACCACCCAATCCGCCAGCGGAATATAACTAGACGGAATATCAGTATAGTTTGTCAAAAGACTGTTTAAAATTGTCGGTGCGGTTTGGCTTGAATATTTTAAGCAAAGCTGCACCCGGTCTTCTGGTTCGTGCGCAGTGGCTTCAGTATTGTTTTGCGCCCTGGCGGTTATTGTCAGCGAATCACCAGAGCGAGTAAACGTAACTATTTCTTTGCCGCCAATTGCAGCCGTTCCAGATGTCGGGTAGTCAATATTGCCTATTCCAAACGGCGAAAGAACAACTGTGAAAGGCGGCGTTTGTGCGGCTGTTATTTGGTTTACCAAGTAACCCTGACTGGCTTTTGGCGCTAACGCTCTATCACCCTGCGTCAGTTTCAGGGCATCTTTTGCGGTAATGCTGTAGGTTCCAGAGCTGTTAGGCCCTGTCGTCTCTTCGACGATAAAGTGACGGCGCTCCATCGTTTCAAATTCTTGGCCATCCGTGCCCTGAACCCAGTATATAGACTGCCCACGCAAAAACGGGTGCCGCGCTTTCAGCTTTCCAAAGTAGGTGCCCAGTGTGTACGGGTCGTAATCTCGATCGCTTAGGTACGGATCGCCCGTAGCGTCGCTGTCTGGGCTTCTGTGGTCTTTAAAAGAAACAGATAGGGAAGCGCGCACGCCAATAGATCGGCCCAGGTCTAGCACCGGAGGCGTATAGCTAATGGATTCAATATTTTCTATATATGGCGTCGAATTAATATCGTCAGGTTTTATGCTCGACGGTTTCGCCAGCCGAACAGATTCGTTTGCCTCTGATATATTTGGCAAATCCTGACAGGTTGCTCGGCTGTTAAAGCATTTCTGATCGCCAGTAACGCCCACGGCTGCGGTGCATGGCGCAGAGCCATAGACTCGCGTGCACTTTTTAACTTCCAGCTCGATAAAACTGATTCTATTACTCAAGCGATGCCCCTAAAATTCCAATCTACCTGCATCATACCATTTGAGCGCTGATTAGTCGGCCTCGGATTTCCCTCAACCCAACAGTATCCAACTTCTGCCGGGTAGCCTGTGGGACGCCATGCCCAAAAGCAGGGAGGGCGCGGGCTTTGTGCGAAGAAAGGATCAAGGTTTTGGCGATACCAGAACGGCGTTAGGTTCTGCAATGACACACCGGTCGTCAAAGACTTGTTCAAAACCACTTCGCCAAGATACTCGCCAGACTGGCTTATGCCGTTAATAGCGGTACGCTCACGGCCCATTGTTATGGGCGTATGGCCTACGTATATATTGCGCTCTAAACGCAGCGACAAGCCCGCGTAGATGACGGCAATTGTCGGCGCAGTAGTCGCGCCCGTTATTGAAAGCGTAATGGTGGCGGGTGTCGCTTGCGAGAATAGAAACAACAGCGCCTGTTCTTGGCCAATAGCGCCAGAGCGGTAAACCAGTGTCCCATCAAAACTTACATCAACATTGAGGCCATCTTGGTTCAGGTTATGCCGCGCAATTCCGATGTAATCAATGGGGCGCCGGCTGCCGTTAGTTATCGTAATGGTCTGCGTTGCTGTGCTAGTTGCAGCCCAAACAAACGCCGTTGCCGGGTTGGTGGCGTTGGTAATCGGTGAACCTGCCGCTGCCGATGATGCCGATATCGAACCAGAGGTTACGACATTATCGAAACAGATCCGCCCGGCGTTGTCATTGATCTCATTAAGCGTTAATACTAAATTAGTGCTTATATGCGTCATACTAGCATCACCTGTTTTCCATCGCTGCCGGCTTCATTAATTTTATCGATTAGGTTTCGTACCTGCTCACCCGAGAACATCGAACCAGGGTCGATACCCTCGATGTACAGGCTTTGTGCTTGTGACCCTGCCTGTGCTGTCTGTCCGCCTGCGGCTGCTGTTGACGTTGTAGCTGGATCAACAGAACTAACGCCTGCCGCTGGGTTGCCTGAGCTGCTACTGCTTGAAGATGCCGACATAAGCTTGTTAAGCATCATCCCGGTGGAAACAGCAGAAGATGCGGCCATCAAAGCGCCAACCACTGGCCCGCCTATTTTTGAGCCAAACTTGAAAGCGCTTATTGCAGAGCTTACACCATCTATCGACGCCTGTGCTATTGCAGCGGCCTTTCCAATTTTAAACTCTTCCTCGACTGAACTGCTCATTAAAACAGCCATGCCGCCGAAAAAGTCGCTTGCCGCGCCCCACGCTTCTTTGTGCTTTGCTGAATCAATGGCTTTTGATGCTTTGGCCCACTCTTCCTGCCGCTCTAAATCAGTCTTTGAAAAGTCTTCACCAGAGCTTAAACGGCCATCGACGTATTCTTTATTCAGCCGTGCCATCTCGGCCAGGTGTTCTTTCTCTTTGTCTTCAAGGGTTTTGATTTGCAGATCGACTATATCGACAATTTCGACTTGGTTATCTAACAGCTTTTGCTTTTCTTCATCTCTGCGTCTTGCCAGGTAGTCGGCGTCTGATTCCACTGGTGCTGCCGGCCCGGTAGTGCTGTCGGGCTTTTCGAGTCTTGTAGCATTTTGCTCTTTTAGAAGATCAAGCTGTAGTTGCAGCTCTGCCTTTCTTTGTTTTTCTCTTTCAATTATTCCTTCAATGCTTTGCTTTGTTCGGCCTCTTGCCGTTAAAAGCCTTTCCTCTTGGAAGGCAATTTCATCACCAACATCAAGCAACTGCGTCTGAATTTGTGAAATGCTGTTAATGTCTTTTGCATCAAGAAAGCTGTTAAAAAAATCAATGAAATTATTTGTTAGTGATGGCAATAATCCAATAGTAGTTTCTAGAAAATCAGTTATCGGCTCGGCAAACGTGCTGATTATTTGATTGCCAGCGTTTCCTGCCGTAGCGCCCAACAGGTCAAAAGACTCTTTCATATCGCCAAGCGCGTCTGCTTGGTTGGCAGTTAAAGCTAGCTGATCATTTACATCAGAATACTTTGCAGAAAGTCTTTCAAGCTCTGCGCTTTGGTCAGCGTATAATGGTAATAGCTTTGTGGCATCGCTTGCTATGGCTTCCATGTAGAAAACCATATCAGCCTGGGACAGGTTCGCGCTATTCAAAGAATCGACGTACAGTTTTAGAGCCTGGTCGCCGCTTAAATCTTTGAAGTTGTCGGCAGTAACGCCAACCATCGGGGCGATCTTTTCAAAGAAATCGACCATCGGGCCTGCGCCGGTTTGGACGAAATCACCGATCTTGTCATTAACGTCTTTTAGAATATCGGCAAGGGTGTCTTGCTCAACACCCACGCTCTTTGCAGCGAATGCTAAGTTTCTAAAGGTAGCGATTGAAGTGTTGGCGACTGCCGCTTGGTTCTTTAACTCGTTGACGTTATCTCCGACAAGTTTTGAGAATGCCAAGAACGCCACGCCGGCGGCTGTTGCAGCGGTGCCAAGCTTTGCCAAGCCAGCTCCGCCAGCCTTTGCGGCATCGCCAACTTTGTCTAAACTGGTTGACGCTTCTTTTGCGCCCTTTTTTAATGGCCCAACATCAGCACCAAATTTAAAAATTATGTCTTCATTGCTGGCCATTAAAAACCGTCCTCTAGTAATCTAAGTAGTCTTGCTTTTTGAGGCTCTTTAAATGCGTCAGGGTTTTTCGCTTTCATCCACCACCAGAATTCCACCGGGCGCATCGACCAAAAATCAGACGGGCTCATACCCATCTGGATCGACGCTATATAGGCAATCTCTACCGTGCCGCGACTTTCTTTTTTGGAGCCCTGGCTTTTGGCTTTGGGTTCTCTTCAACCTGCGGCGCGTAATCTTCAGGCGGTCTAAGCGCCGTTAATATCTGGCCGATGTCGCTGTAAGCTTGTTTAACAAAATCCACATCAGAGCGCAGCTTAACAGCCACATCCATGTCAAAAACATTAATACCGGCAAAGCGCAGAATCTTATTATAAACAATGGCCACTTTATTCCGGCCCATGTTAAAAGTTTCTGGCTCTTCCTCTCGCACTCGATTCGGGTCGCTTGGGCTGCTCTCTAAAATAGAAAGCAGCTCAATAATGCGACGGGCATCGACGCGGCCTTTTTTGCCTTCAAACTCAACGTCTAGTCCGTCAAACATTAAGCGCCCGCCGTATAAGTCCATTCGCCCGACGACTGCAAAGCACCGTCAAAGCTGATCGTTCCGTTTGAATCGCCGCCAGTTTCGCTAACGCTATTCAAAAAGAAACTACCACTAATTGTATCGCCAGAGCTTTGTGATCCGACTGGTGGAAACTCAACAGTGATGTCGGTATATAGCTGCGAACCATCAGTATTAATAAGCGCACGGATAGTGGTATCTTTAGTAACGCCGCTGAAACTAATGTCCAGGGTCTTACTGCCAACGTCATCAAGCAAAGTCCGATAGCCATTATCTTCATCTGAAGTAATGTCGATCGCTTCTTTTGCAATACTGACGCCCTTGGAAGTAATGCCCAACCAGCGGACGGCGTTCTTCTTTATGATTAGGTCACGTGATGCTGCTGCGGCCATGTTAAATCTCCTCGATTATTAAAGTAAATGTTTGAACACCATGGCGGGTCAAACCGTCAGAGTCCAAAAAAGACTCAGATCCTGATTGCATTATAGTTACAAATTTAAAGCCCGGCTGACTCAGTGCCGCCCGCTGTAAACTGTTGTAAATATAACCCTGTATTTCTTTAGTTTCTGCCCGGCCTCGGTATCGGCTCCAAGTATGAATAGTAATAGAAACCATATTCATATTTTCAGTGTCGGTATCAAGCGCCGCGTGACTATCTTCGCCAATAACGATTTGTGGAAAGTCCGTATTCTCAACCGTAACGGGTTGCGGGACAGCATCATATACCGGTATCGCGTTGCTTATTATATCAGCATTCGCAATTAGTTTTTCATATATCGCTTTTTGTACTGCTGTTTCAAAACTAGCCACGTTTTGCCGCCCTCTTCTTTGCCCGCTTAACAGCACCTGCTAGCTTTTGGGTGAACACCTGGTCGACCATGCCATCCATCTGCGATTTGAATTCTAAGATGGCGGGCCTTACAAACGGCCGCGCAGGCTGTGGATTTTTGCCGCCTGTTCCGTATTCCAGAAAACGCCAGTAGAACGCGTCATTTTTTACATAGTTGCCTTTGGTTACTATCACCTTAGCTTTAGGGTATCCGGGCGCAGACTTTATACGCTTGGCTTTTATCGCTCTTTTGATGTTGCCTCTATTGCTTCTTTTGCCCACCGGCGCGCGCTTCTTAACTAATTTCGCGGCGTGCTGGGCAAAGCCAAACACCATCGCTTTCGACAGGTTATTAGCCTCTCTTGGTATTAGCTCGCTCAATATTTTATTGACGTTTTCAAGGCCAAGTATTTCTATGTTCCTGGAGTAATCACCTTTAATATTCATTGCGCCACGCCACGCTCGGCTGTCACTTCAATATAAAGCGCCCGGCTTTTCGGCTGCTTTCTCAATGTAATGTTGTACTGATCGCCCTGCCAGTCCAGTCGGTCAGAGTCTAGCAGTGAGATGCCATTGCGGAACACGAACATATAAGACGCTTCGCCCTGCAACTGATCAAACCCTGTAGACTCGCGCCCCGACAAGGGACGTACGTGGCACCAGTACGCGCCCTGATCAACCCATGCTAACGTATCACCACCGAGACCATCTTGCGTCAGCGTCTGCCGCTGCACTGTAACGCGCTGGTCTAGCTCGCCAGGTCTGAACATTATGCCACCCATCCGGTTCGGTCGACGTTTAACATTGCGTCAACACCGAACGGAATCGGCATGGCAGACTGACCAACGGTAACGGCCATTCGCTGTTCATACCAGTGCGCCACCAGCAACCGTATAGCGCGCTTGATGTTGCTTGGTACTTCGGCACCGGTTGCGCCGTAGCCTGTCGTAAACGTTATGTTTAGGGCGTCTCGTCGCTCATAGAAAGAAGGCCAAGCATAATTCAAGATTGGCGCAAGGTCAGAACTTTGGTCGTAATTGTACAGGTAAAAATCAGCTAGGTTCAGCGTCTGAGAAACGTTATCAAGGTCGTAGTACTGAACCTCGACAATTTCAGAGACTGGCGTGAACGGCAGCTTAATCGGCTGAAACGAATTAAAAACCGGCTTAAACGGCGTCGCAACAAATTTGCCCGGCTCGTTACCAATGCCATATTTCCAAGTTTCGGAAATTAGCTTTCTGCCTGTAACTTCGGAGCAGTAGCGTGCCGCCGCGTCGATGTAATCAGAAATCAAATCGTCTTCAATAGTCACGCCTGCGTCAATCCGAAGATCGGACTTACACTCAGCGACGCTGACGGGTTGCGCTGCGGCTGCTGTAATTAACGTGACTAGTAATGTCATTTTTTACCTTTTATCTTTTTAGTGGCTGTCTCAATAACGGTTTCTTTCTTTGAAGCTTCAGCCTGACCAGCGCTAATCATGCGCAGTGCCTCGGCGTTTTCCACTTCTACAATATCACCAGCGGTTTGTGAAAAATTAACACCCGCTCGGCTAACTAATAATTTGATAAGCATTGCTTTAGATCCTTTAAAAAAGCGCCCATTTCTGGGCGCTATTATTTAGGCGTTGATCAAGTGCTTCACGGCATTTGCATTAAGCAAGTTACCATCGAAACGCTTAAAGCCAACCATTCCGACTTGGAAGTTTTCAGCATAACGCTCACGCAGTGTAAGCATCTGGTATCCCAGAACCTTACGAACTACGTAACGTGACAGGTCACCAAAGATAACAGGCTTGTTGCCGGTACCCAAAGAGGCCATCGCTTGGTTTACGCTGTACTGCTTGCCCAAGAACTGGTCTGGCTCGCCGGTGCGAACGTCACCCATAGTCCAGAGGTAGTTACCTTGACCGTCTTTCAGCTTACGGATAGCTGCCAAAGTAGAATCGTTAAACATCCAACGACACTTAGGAGACATACGGTAAGCAGGATCGACACTGTGGAACAGATCGATAAGCTCGTCAGATGTAACAGCAGCAACAGCGGCAGAAGTCAGACCCAAGCCAGAAGCGGTTACAATGCCGTTAGGCTGGTTTGTGCCGGTTCCGGTAGTCAGAGCGGTGTTAGCAGCTCGGCCTAAACGCTCACCAAACAAATCACCCATCAGTGCTTCAATGTTGAAAGCAGAATCTTGTAGCAATTCAATTGGAACACGAACCATGCCAGTGTCGTAAACGTAAGAATTCAGGATCTTCTCAGCGAATGTAACGTCATCAGAACCATCGTCATCTACGCTAGCGTTTTCAGCTTTGATACGGCCAGATTTGGCGGTATCATCAACTGTAGGCCAAGGTAATGCATTACCTGTTGAAGTAGACAATTCGCGAACGATTGCGGCATCCCACATTGGTCCCCAAGTCGCCATCTGCTGGTCGATCTCGCCGCTAAAACCTTCTGGTACTGTGAAACCACCAGCGGAGCCAGGGGAAGTAGACTGCGCACGGCCTTCAACTTTTCCAGACAGCAGGATTGAACGCTCTTCAGAATCAAGCTCGGCAGAACCGAAACGTAACTGCTTCTCAAAAACTTCTTTGTATTCTGGAGTAGACTTGCGAGCCTCTGCAACGGCAACAGCTTCACCAGCATTGGGGCGGCGGGCTTCGATTGCACGGGCTTCAGCATCGGCCAGTTTTACTTCACGCTCAACAGTCGCGCCGATTTTGTCATGGTCAACCATGATGGCATCGAAACGTGCTTCAATTTCTTTAGCACGGCTTGAATCGGTAGCGTCTGTGATTGTATCAAGTTGCGAACGGGCTTCGGTAGCGAGTGTCGCCATCTGTTCCCGCAATTTAATAATGTTTTCCATTTTTAAAGCCTTTTTTGATGCCCAGCCAACGGGCGATTTGATGGCAATAATTAGCGGGAACCGCCGATTATTATTAGCTCAATGCTAATTTCATTCGCAACCGCGCAGCTATTGCTTCAGGGTTGCTTTCTATTTCTTTTTCTTCCTGCGCAGATCTGAATTCGCTCAGCGAGCGCAGACCGATGTCGGTATCCTGATAAGCCGGATACGTGACAATAGATACGTCATAAAGGCTAGCCTGGCGAATAGTGCGCAAAGGCATATCGCCGGAATCATCCCAGCTCTGCACCTCAGGACTAAAAGCGAAACTCATTTTATCCAGGTCGCCACGCTTCATCTTCGGAACGATTGCGCGCACATCAGGGTCGCTAGAATCCAGCTCGGCAGACATATATAAGCCACGCTCATCTTCTGCCAGAGTTAGCGTGCCCGACTTGGTGCGTGCCATAGGCAGGCCGTCATGGTTGATCAAGAACATAACGTCATCGCGGCCAATGGCATTAGTAAACGCACCGGGTGCAATCTGCTCACGGTATTTACCGCCAATTATAGTTTCGGAATTGAAAACAGCGGCGTATCCACTCACGCTGATTGTATCGCCTTCCGCCCGAATCTCGACCGGCTCACCTGATCTGATTTCTTTAGACATTTGTGTCACCCATCTTCTGCTGTCCAAGCGGCACCGTGGCACCCTGGACTAATAAATCGTTACCCAGATCTTTGTCTGGGCGGTTCTCTTGTGCCCGCGCTTCATTAGGAGTCAGGATAGCGTTCTGAATGCCGGTTGCGTATCCGCTCATTCGAGTCGAAAAGTCACCACGTAGCAGACCGTCAAGGTTAAATTCAACGTAGAATTTTGCTTCATCACGACCGAACAGCTTCAGGTTCATCTCTTGCTCAACTTGGGTTATCCAGCGGCGCAGCGTGTGCTTGACCAAGTGTAGATCCTGCTGCTCGGTATTGCTGAACGTGCCGTGGGTCAGGTCTTGCAGAAACACTGGTGGCAAAGAGTAGATGCGCGCAATTTCTTCAACTTGGAAACGCTTCAAATCAACCAGCTGCGACTTTTCAGGGTCTGCGCCGATTGGCTTAATCTCATGCCCAGCCGGTAGCGTTAGCGCAAGCCGGTTTTCTTTAGTCTGCTGTTGGATCGCATTCTGTAAATCATTGGAGGCGC